CGGCTTCTCGCCGACCGCCACAACGCGCGGCGGGCGCCTTGCGCAGCGCGTTTTTGGCGGCGGCACGACTGCTGCAATTCCGGCGGCAATTACTGCCGAAGAGCCGACCGCTGGCGGTATCGCAACCGAAGCTGCTATCGGCGCCGCGCTGCCGATTATCGGCACGATTGGGCGGCAGGGCGCCGGCTATGCTTACGATTTTCTGCGCGGGCGTCTCGGCGAAGTGCGCGCTGGCGAGATCATGCGCAACCTGATCGCCAACAACGCTGACGCCATCATAGCTGCGCTGCGGTCGGCGCCAGCCGACGCGCGCACCAACACCGCCGAATTTCTGGCGTCGCAAGGGCTGCTTACCCCTGAGATAGCTGCTGCGACGCGCGTTGTGCAGGGCACCGCTGAAAGCGCTCCGCTAGAGGCTGTTGCGCGGGCCCGCGCTGCTGGTCAGGAAGAGGCGCGAGCGGTGCTGCGCGGTGGCGAAACTGGCACCGAAGCCATGCAGAACATCGACGCCATGCGTCAAGCGGTGCGCGAAGAGACCGAACCAATGCTGCGATCCGTTTATGAACGCGCTGACATTGGCCGCACTCAAATTGTTCCAGCAGAAGAGACCGCACGAAGGTTGCGCGGCGACGTCCAGCGTGAAATCGACGCCGCTACTCGCTTTGCGAATGACGCTGACTGGAATATGAGCGTGCGTCAGCGCCTAGACGACGCACGATCAGCAGAAGAAATAGCGGCCAACCTTCGCGCGCAGGGCTTGGCTCCGCTCGACATTTCAGGCGTCGTAGGCAGCCTGCGTCAACAAGCGCGCGAAGCTGCTTTTGTCAGCCCGCAGCGTGAACAGCTACTTTCGCGTTTTGCTGACGCGTTGGAAAATCGTGCGGCTATGTTCGGCGGTATCATCGACGCTGCGGGCCTGCATTTGGCCAAGCGCAATATTGGCGAGTTTGTATCCAGCACTTTGGGGCAGGCTGACCCGTCGGCAATCGCGCGGGGTACGTCAATGCTGGCAGGTCAAGCGCAAAAGCTGATAGATGATGCCTTTGAAGCTGCTGCGGGTCCTGAGTGGGGTCAGTACAATCGTGCATTTTCATCAGGTATGCAACGGGTCGAACAGCAAGAGTTTGCCCGTCGCTTGGCCGACCCAAAGTTTCCCGAAGCCCGTTTTGAACGAGTGATGGCCGGTAACGACCCTGACTACGTTTCCAACTTTTTTGGCCCCGGCAACTACGACATTAACGCCGCGCTGTCCGAGGCGCAGCTTCCGGTCGCACAGCGTCTGGCTCGCGAAATCGGAGCCAGCCGCCAAGCTGCCACACGTACGTTTGGTGACATGCCTCCGTCCATGCGCGGTGCGTTGCCGGCTGGCGCGACCCGTCGTTTCTTGGAAATGATGGAGCCCGGTCTTAGCAACAATATAATGCGCAGCCTTTTCCGCTTGGGTGGCAGCGTACCTAAGATCGGTGGGAGCGGTATTGCAGCAGAGCGGCTGGAGGCAGAGATCGCCGAAAGAACCGCTCGAAATGCCATGCGCGCGCTGGCGCCGGGTCTGGCCGAACCGTCCGAAGCGCTGCGCCTCGTCGGCGTCCGCCCGACCAACGCCATGACAGCGGGTATGTTCAACTACATGGGGCCGCAGACGCGCTCGTTCATGGCGCAGACCCTTCAGAATATGGTCAACCAGCCGTCGCAGATTTACGAGTTGCCGCCAGAGATGCTGCCGCCTGAAGACCAGTCTTTCATGGGGTTCCAGACAGGGCCGAATGGCGAGGAAATTCCGATCTACGCACCAGCAAGGGTTCAGCGGTAATGGACGTATCTAAGACTGAAGCGCGGTTGGCGACGCATGAAGAAGTGTGCGCGCTGAGATACGAGAGCATCTGCGCCCGGCTGAAGCGTCTGGAAGGTATCGGGCTGACTGTGGCCGGCACCATTATCATGATGCTGCTTGGCATCTTGATAAAGTTGCTGCCGGTATGACCGACCCTCGCTGGCTCCAGATAGCCCGGCGCTTCGACGGCTTGCGCGAGATCGTCGGGCCGCGCCACAACAAGACTATATTGGGGTGGCTGGAGAAGCTGCGCGCATGGTGGCGCGACGACGAGACGCCGTGGTGCGGCGTCTTCTGCGCGGCGGTGATGCAAGAGGCCGGTCTGCCCTACCCCAAGCTATATATGCGGGCGAAGGCGTGGTCAGACTACGGGTCGCTGCTGCGCCCTGACCGGCTGGCGCCGGGCGCAATCCTTGTCTTTGACCGCGCTGGTGGCGGCCACGTCGGCTTCTACGTCGGCGAGGACGCGGCCCACTATCATGTCCTTGGCGGAAACCAAGGCAACGCCGTCAACGTGATGAAGCTGGGCAAATCTCGCCTTGTCGCCTCACGATGGCCGAAAGGGGAGCCGGTTCTCGGCAAACCCACTCGCATGTCCGGGGGCACCGTCTCCCGGAATGAAGCATAGGAGATACGACATGCTCAAGGGATACCGCACCTACATCATGGCCGGTCTGGGCGTCCTGAGCGCTGCGGCCAGCTACCTCGTCGGCGACGTAGACCTGATCACAGCGCTCAACGCAGGCTTCACCGCCGCCGCACTAGGGTTTCTTCGCGCTGGCATTCCGCGCGCGTAGCCAGCGCTCACCGTACCAGAGCGCTTTGCGCATATCTTGGCCCGCGTCGTCCTTATGGCCGGCGCGGGCTATATATTTCAGCATGTTGCCCCGGCAGTAGCCGGCGAACTCTTCCGGCGACAGCTTGGCTTGGATGAAGTCAATCGTCTCGATACCGCCGACGGTGTAGTGCGGCGGCGAGTTGACGACGTCTGGGCGCGACATCTTGTCCAGCTTAGCTATGATGGCGTCCCACTCTTCGTCTTCGGCGGGGTCGGACTGATCGTCTATCATTTGCGTACTGCCTCCATGATCTCGGCCCGCTCGCGGGCCGTGCGTACTGCCGAGTAGCGCTGGTGCAACCGCTGCGCCATGACCGGGCGGCGGTGCGTGCTGACCTCTTCGTCAAGCAGTTGCTTCAACTGCTCTTCCGACAAAGACCGGATGGTGGTGGCCAGCGAGTGCCAGTTAAGTTTCGCCATTCTTCAATTCCTCTAGCGCTACGTCCGAGACGGCCCGCTTGTCGTGCAGCGCCGCCCATATCCGTTCGTCGATGGTTTTGTCCGTCAACATGACGTAGACCCAAACGTCGTGCTTCTGCCCGCTGCGGTGCAGCCGCCCGACGGTTTGTTCGTAAAGCTCCAGCGACCACGGCAGCGACATGAACACCATGTGGCAACCGCCGTGCTGAAGGTTGAGGCCGTGACCGGCTGACTTGGGGTGAATGAGCAGCAGCTCAACCTCGCCACGGTTCCAGCGCTCAATGACGTTGCTGTCGTCAATCGTCTGCGCGTGCGGGAACCGGCGCTTCAGTTCGGCCAGCTCTTCCTGATAGTTGTAGACGACGATGGTGTTGGCCCGCTGGTTTTCCTCCAGCAGCTCGGCCAGCCGGTCGAACTTGTGCGCGCTGAACCAGATCGACGGCGTGCCAGCGTCGCGGTTGTAGACGAAGCCGGACGCCATCTGTTGCAGCTTGGTCGTCACCGCTGCGGCGTTCTGGGCGATGACGCGGTCGTCGCCGAAGCGGACGACATACTCGCGCTTCATCTTCTCGTAGGGCGCGCGGTCGTCTAGCTCCATGCGCACCTCGACGGCGTGGCACTGCGGCAGCTTGTCCTTATAGTCGCCCGGGTCGAGCACGAAGGTTGCCGGACGGATGCGCGCCATCACCTGCTCAAGCGCGCCATGCGCGGGCACCCACTGCCCGAAGTCGCGGTTGATGCAGATGAAGTACTGCTGCATGAACGCGCCCTTGGCGCGGCCCAGCAGCGTCTGGTCGACGATCTTGCACTGGCCGAACACGTCTTCAAGGCCGTTCGACGTGAACGAGCCGGTCAGCCCCCAGCGCACCTTGATATGCGCCAGCAGCTTCTCCAGCGCCTTGAAGCGCTTGCCCGACGGGTTCTTCAGCCGCGTCAGCTCGTCGAACACGATGCCGTCGAAGCCCGACAAATCCTCTAGCTTGTCCAGATTGTCGTAGTTAATGACCACCACACTGGCATCACTCTGCAAGGCTGCGGTGCGTTGGGCGGGGGGTCCAACCGCAAGCGCTGGAGTGATGCCAGACCATTTCGGTGCCTCGACCGGCCAGACGTCCGTGCAGACGCGCTTGGGCGCGACGACCAGCCAGCGCTTGACGTGGCCATCATCCAGCATCGCCTGCATCGCCGTCAGCGTGATCGCGGTCTTGCCAGCGCCGACCGGCGCCAAGATCATGGCGCGGTCACGCTCGTACAGGAAGTCTGCTGCGGCGTCCTGATAGGGTCTTAGGCGAAGCGCTTGAACCATTCGTCTACTTCTTCCTTCGACGACAGACAGGCGTAGTGCTGCGCCGTCGCCGCCATCTCTTCGGCGAAAATCTTCTGCAACGCCGACAGGCGACCGCCGCGCTTCTTCAGCTCGACAAACCACGCTTCGCCGTTCGGCATGCAAGCGATGCGGTCGGAGACGCCGCGCAGCACCGGGCTGCGGAACTTGTACGCCTTGCCGCCCGCCGCCTCGACGCGCTTTACGAAATAGGCTTCGATCTCTTTCTCGGTCACACTATCAAAACCGTGTCTATGTTAATGCGTGTGCCCTTAAACGGGCCTCTTTCGGCGGGAGCTGCCTCGCGCTTGCGACCGCCGTCATCAGTCCACACCACATCCGCACCCAAGTTAGTAAACAGGTCTTTCAGTATATTTAGCGCCTGCGTTTTTCCGGCGCCTTGGCCGCCAGCTATCTCGATAAAAAGTTCCTTACGCATGGCTTGCTCCTTTTCTGTCATGCCGCCCGTCTACGGCGCCAAACTTTTTTTGGCAAGGCACTTGCACAACATTTTTTGGTGTGTATGGTGGCGGCTCAACGACAGTAAAGTGAGGTTCAGTATGCAGCACAGTAGGATTGTCGGCGGCTCGTCCGCCAAGCGCGTCATCGCCTGCCCCGGCAGCGTGGCGCTGGTGGACAAGATGCCGCCGCAGCCCGGCAGCAGCTACGCCAATGAAGGCACGCTCCTGCACGACACCATCGCCGACATTCTCGACGGCAAGGGCGTGGCCGAGGACTATCTGGGCCGCACGCACGAAGGCATCGCGTTGACCGAAGAGTTGATCGAGCGCAAGCTGCGCCCCGCGCTGGCCGCGCTGGACGAGATCGACCCGAAGGGGGAAATGGAATATGCGGTCGAAAGCAGGGTGGGCTTTGGCGATCTTTTGCCTGACGTGTTCGGTTCTACTGACCTTCTGGGCCGCATTGGCGACCGCGCTGTTGTGCTGGATTGGAAGTTTGGCGACGGCGTCGCGGTCGAAGTCGAAGAGAACTCCCAGCTCCTCTTCTACGCTGCGGCTGCTATCCGCACGCCGGAGACGACGTGGGTGTTCGACGGTGCTAAGGAACTCGAACTGATCATCGTGCAACCGCCCAGCGTCAAGCGCTGGGTGACGACGCTGGAGCGCGTCAAGGCGTTCGAGAGCGAGTTGGTGGCTGCGGTCAAGACCGCGATGAAGCCGGACGCCCCGCTGGCCGCTGGCGACCACTGCAAGTGGTGCGCGGCAAAGCCGGTCTGTCCGGTCATGACGGGCGCGGTTGACCGGCTGGTGCGCGAGAAGATCGAGATGCTGCCGGTCGAGCAGATCGCGCACTATCTGAACCAGTTGCCGGTGGTCGAGAATTTCCTGAAAGACCTTCAGCAGTTGGCGCACGGCATCCTTGAGGAAGGCAAGACCATCCCCGGCTGGAAGCTGGTCAACAAGCGCGCGACGCGGCAGTGGGTGGACGAAACCAAGGCGGTCGCGTTCCTGACTGACAAGGGCGTCGAAGCCTACGAAGAACCGAAGGCGCTGTCGCCAGCCAAGGCGGAAAAGGCGCTGAAGAAAGCCAAGATCGAATTGCCGGCAGACCTCGTTGTCGCCGTCTCCACAGGTAGCACCCTCGCGCCAGCGGACGACCCGCGCCCGGCGGTGGTACAAATCGGCCAGACGCTCGCAAAAGCCATGGCTAAAATCCAGTAAGAAGAAAGGACGGTAATGCCGCACATGACCTATGGCGACAGAGCAGTGGGGTTGAGCTTCAACCCCGGCGCTGACAAAAATGTGACTTGGTGCAAAGAGGGGTATTCTGCGCTCATCGACCAGATGAACCTACTGCGCGAAAGCACAGATAGCGAGGAACAGAAGCGTCTGGCTTCAATCGCTATTACGGAAGCGCAAACCGCGCAAATGTGGGCGGTTAAGGCGATCACTTGGAAAGACTAAAATCCAGTAAGAAGAAAGGTACTATGATGTCGAATATCACAGCGTTTGGCGGCTCCAATCTGCCGTCGGTTCAGTCCCTCTCGTCGGCTCTCCGCACTGTCGCGGCCAGCGTCGGCGGCTCCGAAGGCATGGTCATCCTCAAGATGGACAAGACCGGCCATTGGGTGTTCGGTGCTGACCAGACTGAAGTCGAGGACGACAGCGTGTGGGCGGTCAATCCGTTCTCGTTCGTCCACGGCTTTATCGCGTGGGGCGACGGTGAAGTGCTGGGCGAGAAGATGGCGCCCGTCTCCGAACCGCTGCCAGAACTCGAACCGGCTCCGGCGGCGTCGAAGCGCGGCTGGGAGATGCAGGTCGGCATGACGCTGGCTTGCACCAACGGCGAAGACGAAGGGATGCAGGCGCGCTTCGCGGCTACGTCCGTCGGCGGCAAGAAGGCCGTGCAGGCGCTTGCCATTGCCATCGCCGAGCAGGTCGATAAAGACCCGACTACGCCCGTCCCCATGGTTGTGCTGAAGAAAGACCACTATCAGCACAAGTCCTATGGACGCATCTACACCCCGGTCTTCGAGATCGTCGGGTGGCAGTCGATGGACGGTTCCGCAGATGAAGCGGCGGCTGGTGGAGCCGACGAAGAGCCTGTGGAAGAAACGCCGCGCCGTCGCCGCCGCCTCTCGACGGTGTAATGCGTGCGAAAGCCGGGGTGGCAACTTCCCCTTGCCGCCCCGGCGAGTAGCAGGTGAGTGAGGCACCAATGATATTGTGGATTGACTTCGAGACGCGCAGCCGCTGCGACCTTCGCGAGCGCGGCGTCTACAACTACGCGCAGGACGCCAGCACCGACGTGCTCTGCATGTCCTACGCCTTCGGCGACGGTGACGTGCAGACGTGGCGTCCCGGCCAACCCTTCCCCGACGCCGTGCGTCACCACACTGGCCAGATCAGGGCGCACAACGCGGCCTTCGAGCGGCTGGTGTTCTGGTATGTCCTCCAGATCGACTACGCGCTGGAGCAGTTCTACTGCACCGCAGCACAGGCCCGCGCCAACTGCGCGCCGGGTAGCCTAGAGGACGTGGGCCGCTTCGCTGGCGCTGGCATGCGCAAAGACCATCGCGGCGGCCAGCTTATTCGGCTGTTGTCGATACCGCAGGCCGACGGCTCCTTCCGCGACGACGAAGACCTGATGGCCGAGATGATCGCCTACTGCGAGCAGGACGTGCGCGCCATGCGCGCGATCAGCCAAGCGCAGCGCGACCTGTCCGAGCAAGAGCTGCGCGACTACCATGTCAACGAGCGCATCAACGACCGTGGCGTGTCGCTCGACCGGCAACTGGCGCGCGCTGCTGTGCGCTACGCAGCGGTCGAG